CCGTCTACCGGGGCCGGGACAGTCAGCGTGCGGCTGACCTGATTGCGGCGGATGCGTTGCTGTGGGGAACGCATCTACGGAATCCCCCATGGTCCGGCAGGAACAACCACGAACGGCCGCACGTCGTCCGACCCGCCGTCCATACGAAGGGTCGGCTTCCCTGCGTCCCGGCCCATCAGATCGGCCGCCCGGCGCTCGTACTTGGCGAAGTCCTCGGCGTAGTCGAGTCCCTTGGCCTGCTTCCATCGCCATATCGTGCCGAGCGTCAGCAACTGGTCGTCGAGCAGCGGCGTGTCGGCATCGTTGCTCCACGTATCGGACGTGCTGCCGGCCGACTTGCTTACCCAATTCCGGCTGGCGTACTCGAAATAGCACGAATCGCCGGCCGATGGCGCCGGGTAGAAGTACAGCGAATCTCCCTTGATGCGGAACGACGACCACGGCCCGGACAACTGGCTTGCCTTGTCCGCCTGCCACTCCTGCGGGCTGCTCGGACCATAGACAGGCCGCTGTAGCGTGCGGTTGTAGATCGTATCGTTGAGGATGTAGCCGAGTCCTGGCGCGATCGACGACAGCGCGCCCTGGAGTTCAGCCGCCAGCGTGGTGAATGTCGCCTCGGCTTGCAGCGCCTGCCACGGATAGCGCGCGGCAAGCTCCTGGCCTTCCTCTTCGCTGATCGCGACAAGCTGGATGATCTGCTGGTCCGTCGATGTGACCGCGGCGTTCGGCGCCAGAATGCCGATGCGACGGCATGCTGTCTGAATGATCTTCAGGCAGGACCACGGCATCTAGGCGGCCTCTTCGACCTTGCGCGGACGTCCCGGCCCGCGTCTCGGCTCGTCGGACGCTTCGAGCAGCGTCAGCCGGGCCGTCAGTTGTTCGAGCCGTTCCCGCAGTTGCCGATTGGCTTCATTGGCGTCGGCAAGCTCCTTGACTACCGGCGCCAGAGACTCCTTGGACTGCACATCGGCACGCGCAAGGTCGCGCAATACGCGACCGTCCATTCCGATCTGAGAAAGCCCGGAATCGGGCGTTGCCGCCAAGTCCTCGACCGTCGGGAACTTCGCGCGCAGCGCCTCACGGCGCGCCTTGAGGATGCGCTCCCAGGTGATGATCGGCGTTCCATGCCGCGGAATCTCCCGCCCCTCGCGGTACAGGGCCAGACCCTCTTTGTATTCTTTGGCCCAGGCCATGGAGTACCGCCCGGCGCGCGCCTCGGTCATCTTGCGCTCGATGAACTCTTCGGCGAGAAACTCCATGGGGTCGCCCTTGTGACCGTGCGGCGTGATATAGATGAAAGTCGACACTCTCGGCACTTCGTAACCGCGGATCGCCGACTGCTCAGGGTCTGGTCCATTCTCCCTGTCCTGGAAGAAAAAGTAGGGAACGCGTTCTTGCTGTTGCTGATACATGGGATGACTCCTTGATTAGCGGTAGCGCTTTGCTTTGCCGTCGTGTGGCGACAAAGAAAAGCGCCCCGAAGGGCGCTTGCTCAAGTCCTGAGCGGGGGTCGTTACAGAATCTGCCCTTGCGCGTGGGGGAAGTTGATCACGGCGCCGAGATAGCCGGTGAAGGTTCCCGTCAGCGTGATCGATCCCGAGGCGGTCGAGTTCTTGTCGCCGAGCGTCCCGATAGCCGACCCGGTGTAGATGCGCTTGCCATCGGGATCGAGACCGGCGGCGACCGTCGAGGCCGGGATGCCGGTTCCGGACAACGCCATGCCCAGGAAGATTCCGTCGTAGCCGTTCGGGCAATAGAGAATGCCATTCCCGGCTTGGGTGGTCGCGTTGACGGTCTTGGTCGCGGCGTTGGCCTTGCGAACGCGGACGTTCAGCAACTGCTTGCCGTTTGCCAGGGCGCCGGCCAGGCCAGCGCCAGCAACCGCCGCGGCCGCGTCCGCCGCCACGTCCGACGTGCTCTTGAGCACCGCGAAGCCCTGCACCTGCGCCCAAAAGTACGTTCCGGACGCCGCAGGAGTCATCGCCACGGCAAACGGGAAACCCTGCCCCGCCGTGCTCGGGAGAAGCGCGGCCTGGTAGAGTTCGTCCCACATGACCAGCGAGCCCTTGATGACGGTGGCGTTGCTCTTCAGGTAGATGAACGTTCCGGTCCCCCAGAAGTTGTCCACCGCCGTGACGATGGTTCCAAGGGGCTCGCGCTGCGTGGTGTCGGCGACGTGGAAGTCGTTGAATGCCGGAGTACCGGCAAGAGGGGTGATGTGTGCGAACATGTCTTCTTCTCCTTAGGCCTTCAAAACGCCGTTCAGGCTGCGGTTCGCGCAGACCAAGTTGCCCATCCAGATGAGCGTCTTGACCATGGCGTCCTGCCCGATGGCCTCGACAGCATCCAGAACCGTGATGTTCGCGTCCTCATGAACGACCGCCTCGAGGGTGTTCGTGTTGAGGAAGTAGCCATGCGCCGCCGGGATGCCGCCCGAACTGTCGAACACAACGTCGGCCGTCTTGTACTTCATCGAGACCATGCCGCCCTGTCCGTTGTCGGACGGGGCATAGCGCTTCAGGCTCGACTGGCTTTGCTCGAAGAAAGTGAAGTAGTCGTCGGAAAAGACGATCAGATTGGGCGTGTCGCCCCCGCGAGTCAGCCTGATCCACAACGGGAGCATCAGGCTCTCGATCGTCGTTGCACTCGGGGTGATCGCCGATCCGCCCTGCAAAGGGGCCGCGGCGCTTTGCACGATCGATTGCCAGAACGGGTAGGTCGTGCTGTTGATCCCTCCGTGGGTTCCCGTCCCGGAGTCGGATACCAGAGCCTGCAGGCCATTGATCTGGTTGGCCGCGGTGCCGTCCGAGTAGAAGTCGGTGCTCAGCCCGTTGGCGAACGAGTTTTGCGCGTTGCGGATTTTCGCCTTGACGAAGTTGATGATTCGGCTGGCCCCGTTGTTGGTGCGCATCTCCAGACCGGAGATGGCCACATTCACCGCGACCTGCCGCCACGGGTATTCCGCGGCCGACAGCACATCGACGGCGCCGATGTTGAGCGGGTCGAACCCCGAATAACGCTGGTACGTCGAGTTCGAGGCGTACTCGAGGGGGCAGACGATCGAAAGGCCGCCGTCTTCTTTCCGGATGCGGTCTCCGGCGGTGAGCTTCCGATAAAGCGCGTTGTGCTTGGAGACGGCGTCGGCGATGTCGCCCCGGTGTTTGCGCAACGTAGTCGTGACCAGCTCGCTGAACACGTTGAACGCGCCAGCCGCATAGCCTTGTCCTGGTGATGCCATGGTGAGAGTTCCTTATGCAGAGAGCCGCGCAAGCGTGGCTCGTATTGTGTCGTCAATGGTGCCTATGGGCGCCGTGGTCGGCCCGGACGGGCGGGAGCGCACATGCACTCCGGCCGCTTTCCTTGCCGCTTCTGCCTTCGCTGCCGCCTCCTTGCGCGCTTTCTCGACCTGCTGTTGAAGTAGGGCTTGACGCGTCGATGGATTGGCATAGATGGCCTGCTCATAGGCATCTTGTAGGCTCTCTGCCTGGCCGGCTTGTAGAAGCGCGGCCATGTGGCCCTTCACCTGCTCAAAATGACTATGTGACGGGTCGGCGGCGAAACGCAGGATTTCGCTGTGGAGCGCTTCCTGCTCTCGGCGCTGTTCCGCCTGTGTTCTGCTCTCGACCATCCCCCGTACCTGGCGCAGTTCCTGCTGGAGCGCGGCGTAGTGCGGGTCGATGGCCTGTGGGGTGGCTTGGGAAAACTCGGCGACCTGCCCAAGGTCGATGCCGTAGTTCTTCGCGAGGTAGGCGAAATACTGCGTTTTGTCTTGCTGGCTTCCGTGGCGCAGCCGGTGATCGGCGGCCATCAGTTCGGCGACCGCCTGATCCGGGCCGACTCCCAGGCTATGCAGCGTGGCAGCGTAGGGAGATACGGCGCGCTCGATGGCGTCGCCGAACGCCGCCTTGGCGCGGTACTGTTCAATGCCCTTGTGGAAGTCGGCTTCGCGGCGCAGCACTTCGCTCTGCACTTCGGCAGGCAAGTCGGCCCACTTGGCGGCAACTTCCTTGCGCCAGGTGTTTGGCGCAGGCGTCGGCGCGGGCTCCTCAGCGGGGGGTTCCTGATCGTCCTCGGCGGCTTCCTCGGCTTGCTGTTCCGGGGATGGCGCCTCCTTGGGGGCGAACTTCCCGTCTGCGGAGCGCGGGCGCGAGGCGGTCTTTGGCTCCTCGGAAACAGGCTCTTCCACGTTGTCGCCGCGCTTGCTGATTTCATCCAGCGTCTGCCGGATGGTGTCGTCGATCGACGGTGCGTCTTGTTCGGCTACGTGTTCCTGCTCAACTTCGGCGGTCACGCCTTCGTCGTATGGCATGGTTCAGTCCTTCGTCAATGAGCGGGAACTTCCCCCGCCCCCGGCGCCTCACGGCGTTACGGATGTGTGGTTAATTGCTTGCTTTTTTGAAACTTCCCGGGAATCCCGCGGGAAATTCCGGGAATCCCGCGGGAAATTCCGGGAATCAGGCGGTCAGGGCATCCCGCAGTTGCGTTGCTGCCTGTGCCGCCGTGTTGCTGCTCGTCAGATCAACCCACCGGCTACGGCCCGCATAGGGAGCCGTGACCCCGACCGCATAAACGGTCGTAATCGTCGGTCCCGGCTGGTAGGTAACGAGGGTGATCGTTCCTCCAGTCGCGGCCGCGTCGAGTTGCGCGACCAGAGATGCTTCGGTGAATGCCACTTGCGTTCTCCTATGCAGCCAGCAAGGCGTCTTGCTGGCTCGGTGGAAGGGCGGCGATCGTTTCGCCTATGGTGCGCTCTACGCGCTTGTCAAGGTCTTGCTCTGCGTACCTCCGCTGCCGCTCGGCTTCCGCCCTTTCAGATTGCAAGCCCTCCCACTCGCGCGTTCCGGTGCGCTTGAAGTCCTCCCGGCGCTCGGCGCGCGAAGTGATGATCCGACCGCTGGCCGGCGACTCGTACGCCGGTATATCCGGGAAACCGGCCGGCGCGCTGAAGATGCGCTTCTGCGTCGCCTCACCGCAGCAAGTCGGCGTTTCGTGACATTGCGCAACCGGGCGGATGTAGTCGTGTCGTCGCCCGCATTGCAGGCACTCGCTTTCATATATCGGCATCAGTCTTCCGATTCCTGGTTGTTCGCCGCGATCTGCGAAGATTCCAGCGTGGTCGCGGCCGAAATTTCTGCTACCTCAACCTTTGCGGCGTTGTTCATGTGCGCCAGGAGAATCTGCAGCTTCCGGTCGGCCTCGGCCATGCGCTCTTCAGTCTCGGCGCGCTGCATTTCCAGCCTAGCGTCTATCTCGGCCTGCATCTGCGCGCGCTCTGCTTCCAGTTGATTCTGATGTGCGTTCTGCTGCGCCTGCGCTTCCTGCTTGTGCTGCTCGATCTGCGCGGCGATCTGCGCTTTCTCTCGCTCGAGAGCGATCAACTGTTGGTTGTGCGCGGCGGCCGCCTGCGCCTTGATCTGCTCGATTGCCTGTTGCGCCTGCGCCTTCCCGGCATTGGGGTCGGGCATTGGCGAAGGCGCCTTCATCTTCTCGATGGAATCCTCGACGGCCGTTCCCATCTTGGCTCGCCTCACCACGGCCAGCATGATTTCGCGCACGGCCTCGATGGGCATGGCGCCACGCTCGACCGCCACGCCGAAGCCCTGCGCGATGGACGACAAGCCGCCAAGGAGCTTCTGCATGTCGTCCATGTTCGCTTCCTGCGTCGCCGACAGCGTGCTGTCCGTCTCGATGTCCACCCGGTAGGTGCGTGTCGCGTCGTCGCTCATCGCCTGCTTCACGGCTTCCCACGTAATCACGCCCGGCTGCGGGGGGGTCGGGGGAGGCGGGCTTCCAGACTGTACGGCTTGCTGCGCGGCGGCCTGCCACTGGTAGACGGCCTGCTGGTACTGCTGCTCGACCTCGGCCTGTCGTGGAAATGGCAAGAGCGTCATCTTCGCCAGCGTCTCGATCTGGAACTTTTCGGCGATGATTTCAGCCTTCAAGCGGATGATGTCGCGGATGTACCGCTGCACTTCCAACTGCATGCGCTGCAAACGCTGCGTTCCCCACTGCGTCTTGATTTTTTGCGCCCCGAAGGTCTCGCGCGGATCCGACGCGGAGCGCATGATGTCGGCGATGCCGTTCAGTTCATAAATGACCGTTTTTACCTGCTCGCGCTGCTGGTAGAGGGCCGTAAGAATGGCTGCCGCCTCGGCTATCGGCATCATCCAGATGGCCTTGTCGAGCCCGCCGCGGTCGAGCAACGCCGTAACGTTTTGCGCGGGGATTAGCTCGTTGTCCCCGGCCTTCATCAGTTCGCCGACTTCTGTCAGCGTGCTGTCATAAATGCCGCGGTTTTTCAGGCCCTCGATCAAGCGGTTGATGCGCGCGCTGATTCGGTTCAGTTCGCGCGCTTGCTGTTCATACTGCGTGTAGAGGCATGCCGGGACGAGCGTCGTTGCGCTCTCGATCGCATACAGCGGGCGCGGGATCGGGAAGAACCCGGACAGCCCGAGCGGGTCATCCGTGATCAGGCAGGGCTCGTCCATGGTGCGGCAGATGAACAGCACCTGTTTTTCTTCTTTGTCCCAAATCTCCCATACCTCGGCGCGCTTGAAGTGCTCCTTGATGTCCTCGTGGCAGGCTTCCTTGTCTTCCGGTTCTTCGAGAGGGACCTTTTCCCCGACATCGGAGCCGAACTTCTCGACGCAGTCTTCCCTGCTCATCGAGTGCCTGAAGGCGATGGCCGATACGTCGTCCCATGTCTTGGCCGGGCAGAGGATGCGGAAATCGTCCCACTGCACGCGCTCGCAGATCACGGATTCCCACTCGATCTCCTCGTATGATTCGCTCTCTTGCGGGTCTTCGCTGCCCGGCTCGGATGGCTCCATGTCGCCGCCGGCGTCGTCCGACGAGGCGATGTCCGGAACGTACCGCACGCGCGAGACGGCTCGCCCCGGCAGCAGCATATCCATCACGCCGCCTTTCATGGCGCCGTCGAAATCGTATGTGTCCTGCGCGAACTCGAGCGCCCGCGTCAGCGTCTGCGCGACTGCTTTACCGAGCGGGTCTTCGTCCTGATACCGGCGTCGCACGTCCGGCTGCGGCAACGAGTTGTAGACCGCCTGGCGTAAAGTTTCCGTATTCGGCCACAGGATGTTGTAGCTGTTCGCTCCGGGGTCTTCCGGCGTGTAGAGCTTGATGACCGCCTTGGCCTTTTCCCGCCACTTTTCCTCTCGCCGGTCGGCGAGCTTGAGTTCAGTTTTCCAGCGGCGGGCGATGGCCTGCGGGGTTTTCTCTTCGCGCATCATTGCCGGAACTTCCCGCTGGAGCACATGGGTATTTCATCGCTCACGCCCATTTCGGCATGCGT